CATATTCCGCTTGGTAAGGAAGAATTCCACTTCCATTCCATATTGCATTGTGTATCTCCTTTCACATTAGGATAGTATAGCAAGAATGAGAATGATACACGCCCACCACGGTAGGATAGGCCACAGAACAACGAGCAAGATGAGGAGAAGGCATCCCATTATCTCATCACCCCCATTTCTGCGCGAATGTAATCATCGAGTTTAGCGTGAAGGATTGCTTCCGCGTCTTCTTTTGCTTTTACTTCTTGCTTCAACGATTCCATTGTGCGATGCTTCTTTGGCAACAGCAGGAATTTATACTCTTTCCCTTTGTATATCATATGTCTATCTCCCCTTCTCCATGTTTTACATAAATACATTTTGGAGTGCGTAAATCATGTACAATATGCACATCTGTTCCCCAGATGACATCATAGCCACCAGAATCAGGGCCAAAAGCAATAATCTTCCAATCGTCGGGATATTGCTTTAGTAAAATTTGCAGTTCAGCATTTGTCACCTGTTTTCCCCTTTTATTCTGTCGTCATCATGAGAATAAGAACATTTGAAACTACGACAGATATAACTTTTTTCTGCATAGGGAATGGAGCAACCACCAATACGCCAAAAGCCCACAATGGGCAAGAATAAGTGCTTATACTTTTCGAATCGCCCCTTCTCACCTTTGTATTCACTACCCGAATACTTATCATCGCCTTGATAGAAATATCCCTGATCAAAAAAGCAACGATTGCAACAACCGATACCGGGGGCGAAGATACGATGCCACCGTGTTGGGGCGCCGTACTGATAGCCTGTATTTTTACGTTCCCATTTACCTTTGTATTTTACCCACTTATAATGTGGAAGATTTTTGTATTGGGAGTGAAGATTCTTTGTTTCCTTACCATGAAACGCTTGACACAAGCCATTCTCATCGAAATTGCAAGCCATTGTCTTTCCCCCTTATCGGATATATAGCCCTTTCTTGCATATAGGGCAAGTCCAAATTAGTATTTCGCCTTGCTTTGGTAAATAGCGTTCACACTCATGACCCTTTGGGCATTTCATAGCATTACCCCCTTTGTGAGTTTGAACCTATGCACATTCTTTGGCAGATGTGCACAGGCTTAAAGCCACATTACGAATGTTTCGATCAAGTTATGTTGTAGATTAGTTGTAATGCATAAGCATCACACTCCTTTTTGTTGTAAGCACATAATAGCAAAAGTTCTATCCCGTAACATTAACATGCATGGGCTATCTCTTGCCATCTGTTCTCTTGCTATTGTGCGCTTGTATTAAAATTGCATGGTTGGAGTTACCATGCTACCGATACCGATAGTGCCTTATAGGTGGTTTTGGCATAGGGCGTTTAAGCCCAAGAGCCATTGCAACTATGGCAGCACAAAAGATTACAACAAATGCGCCAAGTACAAACAGTATAGCGTTGACAATGATTGCAGATAGCATCGTTACCCCCTTTCGTCATGGCAAGTGCCGTCCTGCACGATTGCAAGTGTCCTTGCACAAAGGTCATCCTTGTAAAGAGAATATGCCGATACAAAGCGCAAGGCACATTCATCTTCACTCATGTTCCCTTCCACCCACTCATTGTGGATTGCTTCACATTCAGTCAGAAACGCCTTGAGATATTCCAATGCTTTCACCTCACTTTCCTGTAAACGGATGATTTACTTCCCATTTGCTCTTCTCACGAAAGATTATGTTGCGCCTAGAGCCTTTATGCCCCTTTACCTTGCGCTCACCCCAATTGTCCGTGGGCCTTCGCTTACTTGCAGGATTATTCTCTATGCCTGCACCGCCCTTGTGATAGAACAAGCCTTGTTTATCCTTGCGAGTCTTGTGTGAATAGTCGGACAAGTCAATGGCATATGCTTCACGCCATCGTGCAAGCCCTGACATTCTACGGAGATTCTTAACGCCCATAGTAGTGTCTCCTTTCGTTCTTTATCCCTTGATTAGTGAGCTTTGCGGCTAGAGGTTAGTGGATAGTTACTTTGTCGCTGGTTTGCCCGTGCGCTTCGGTGCGATAACGGGCGGGGGTGTCATGCCGAACTTTGCAAGAGCATCGGCCTTTGTTGTGATGCGCTCTGCACGCTCCGGTGCTTCACCGGCAAGGTACAGCGAAGGGCCGCCCTTGGAGAAAGCCTTCACGATTTTGCCCGTTGCAATTGCTTCGTCAACGAGCTTCATCGGCAGGGCCTTTACTTCGTCGGCGGTCATAGCGTCGGTTTTGAAATAGGCACGAAGTGCTTCATTCAGACCGCTGTAAACGACATGGATACCCTTGTAATCCTTGCCCTTTGCGGCATTGGTCTTTTTCTGATAGGCTATGGCATTGAGGATAAATTCGATTGCGGTCATTGTAGTTGTCCTTTCTTGCAAAGCCCACTAACCAAGGAATAAAATACCAAACGGGATTTCACATTGTTCCCTATAGTCAAGACCTTACGCTAGGTAAACGCCCTATTGCTATCCCAATAGCGGAACGTGAAACAAGGGCTTGACAAGGTCTATCCGTTTAGTGTATTGTTATTACGTCTTGTATGTTGATAGCAGATATTCTGCACCGAGCTAATCACCACGAATTCCGATTGCGTACTATCTAGCCTTTAGCATTTTGCTTAATCCGGCATATCGGACTGAAAGCTAATCAGTCTGTTACCATACGCATTGAGGAAAGCATGGCCGCTTACCAACAAATTGTTACTAGGTCACCTTGCCGACACCATGCGGTCTATCGGATTGCTCCGGATTTCACGTTGTTCCCGCTGTGCATCGGGTCGGTCTGCTCGCAAGGTGTTTCAGGTGTCGCCGTCAGTTTACCTGCCTTGCAATGGGGTCGGCTATCCTAGAGCGTTGCGTTAGGGCGTCTGGTCGTCGGTCAAGAGTCAACCTATCAGCACTCCCTGTGCGATGCTTTCGGGCCAAGTCGGCTATATTGTTCCCTCGTCCGACTGTACCCCTAATATTGCAGTCGCCGTGCCAAAACTAACCCGTTGATTTTTCAGGGATTGTGTTTCGCAGTCCTGCAAAGGGCCATTTGACATAATCTGGAAAAGGGGTAAAAAGGGCTGATTATACGGTCATTTGCATGATTGCAAAGCCGTTTCGCACTCCTGCGAATTGACGGGTTCCTTCTTATTAGTGCGGGATAAGGGGCATAGGGCAAGGGGCATTGCAGGCAATCGGGGCAAGGGGTAGATGGTGCAACGTGATAATGCAGGGGTATCAGGGGCATGACGCAGGGGTGTTGACAGGGTGGCACCTAGTGGGGGTAGGGGTAGGGTGCAGGCAAGAACCCCCCATACGGTACTCATGCGGGGAGGTAGGGTGCACTCTGGATATGCGCATCATTTTGTATAAAAGGGGCAACAGCATGTAAACATTGAGGAAATAGTAAGGAAGAGGGGGGAAGGGGGGAGATGGATAACTGCAGTATGTACACATATCATGAGTACACCGCCGGGGGAACTGGGCGCGGCAGTCCCCGGCCATATCATGATGCTAGGCTACCGTCCCCGCTCCCGCGGGGCGGCAGGGTTGTGCACTTCTTCAGCATGTACACACTACATGAGTACACATGTATACATAAGTGCCCCAACGACTAGATTTATTATACCACATTTGAGAGCAAAAGTCAAGAGAAATCGTACATGAGAGGCAACTATTTTTGAGATACGAGTAAAAACAAGCACTTCTACGAACTACTTCCTATTGACTTCCGACAGGAAGTGAGGTATACTTAAAACAATGGAGGTAGAGATATGAAAATGGTACTGAAGATAGTGGCTGCACCGTTCGTTGGGCTGGCATTCGCAGTGTTTCTCCCGGCAATTGGCATCATTATGGCACTTATCCTGTTAATTCAACGACTTGTGCCAAATTGGGGCATTACTTGGAACCCTATTTACAATTATTTTGCGAAAATGCGAAAATAGTTCTTGACATTTGACCAAGAGTGTGGTATAATATATACATTAAGGTCAAATATGTCAGATAATCTCCCGGTTGTCCATAAAATCAGTGTGTTAAGCGAAACCGAGAAGAAAGCCTTGGTACTTGAGGCCCTGCACAAGGCAGGGTTCAACAGTTATCAGGCCAGCCAGCTGATGAACGTCAGTCGGCAGCATGTTTCGACCATTGAGAAGAAGATTAAGAAGGGGACGCTCAACCCCTTGGTTCACCGGGCCAAGAAAGCCGTCAAGTCTATCCTTGAGGGCAAGCCAATCGGGGATGTTCGTGAAGTAAAGGCTTCAGACGTCCTCACTGCCGCCAAAATGGTATTGGATAGGTCTGACCCCGTGACCCAGAAGGTTGAACAAACCCGAGTCAACCTGACCTATGACCTCCGTGAGGAGGACAGGAACAGGTACAAGAAGGCACTCGGTATCATAGATGCAGAATTCGAGGTACTGCCTGAATCCCAGAGGGTTCTCCCAGCACCGCAGGAGGTAACAGGTGAATAAAGGAGTTCGGTATGGAGCGATTGCGGGATTTTTGTGTTGGCTCGCTGGCGGCCTCATGTCTGGCGTGTATTTTGGCGGTTATGGCGCAGTTAGCGTCCTATCTAGGTTGTCCGGTGGCCCCGTGGATTCAGGAATCCTCAGCCGTAGTTTTGTTCTCATCGGGATGTGTATTGGGGTGTTCTGCACTTGGACTGTCTCTATCGTCGTGGGTGCGCTCTGTGGAGCACTGCTTGGAACACTACTCTCAGGAAATCGTCAACTTGCGTTTGGGGATACGAAGTAATGGAAAAGAAGGAACCGACCGTCGAGCAGCTGCGAATCGCTCGTGCGCATCGAATACCCAAAAGTCAGGCCCACACTATCAACGTGGATAAGGCCCGTGGCTATCACCGCTGGATTAAAAGCGAAGATGGTCAGGTCGAACGATTTCTCGATACACTAAAGGAGAAACATATTTAATGGGAATCTGTAGCGTGTGCAAAGAGCACGGTGACATCATCTACGTTAGCGACAACGGTGTGAGCTACTGCATGGAGTGCGGAGCCGCTCGTTGCAAGGAGTTGGAAAATGCGGCAAAGGCTTATGGCGTGGGCGACCGGATTGACGCTCGGACTACTCATCTTCACAGCGAGTGCTTTGGGGGACGGAAGTAAACAGAAGAACACTGTCTTTATCACCACCCCACATACCGTCGTGGGCGCAATGCAGCAAGAAGGGCAGCCCGCGGTAGCCGTCGTGGTTATTCGGGGCAAAGATGCACAGGTTCTGCAGAAGCAATGTGATTGCGAGTACATCGCATACCCGGAGTTAAATCTCGTCGTAATCTTGGACACGACACTCGATATATGAAGAAAATAATCATCGCCGCCCCAAATAGGGACGACTTCCATGCGGAGAATGTTGCTACTCTCCTCAGACTAACGACGGAAGCGTGTCAGTGTAACGTCTTCCCTCTTTTCCTCAATGTGCAATCTACGTACATTGACCAAGGCCGCAACGCAATTGCGGAGACCATTCACAATTCTGACTACGACTACTGGATTACGGTAGACACCGACGTTGCTCTCCTGAACTCACGAGAGCAGAACATTGTAAAGCACCTCATCGAATCTGGTAAGGACTTTGTCTCCGGTATCTACGTGAACCGAAAGTTCCCGCATCATCCCCAGATTTACAAAATGAACGAAGGCAAGACCTTCGATGCAATTCTTGAGTATCCCACAGACAAGATGTTCGAGGTTGATGCAGTTGGCGCAGGCTTCATGTTCATGACCAAGAAGGTTCTTGAAGGCTTCACTCCAGAAGTGATTGAAGCAGGCGGCCTGCCTTTCGACTTTATCAACTACGCCACACCCACCCATCAGGGTGAGGATATGGCTTTCTGCACGCGGGTACGGAAGAATGGCATCACGCTTTATGCAGACCCCAGCCTGCAATTGGTTCACTTCGGCAAGCAGGGCTACACAATGGATGACTTCAGAATGGTTCAGGAATTAGCGAGGGAAAATGAAGTATCTCAGTAAAGAACCAATTGTCTTCGCGGGATTCAACGAGGAAGCCTATGAGCGTATCTTCGGCAAACCTAAGAAGTGCAAGCAGGATGCGGAGCAAACCTGTGACAAAATCACAGACCACGAAGAGGAGTATTAGTCATGCCGAGCAAGAGTCAAGCACAGCACAAGTTCATGGCTGCGGTGGCGAACAACCCGAAGTTTGCGGAGAAGGCGGGGGTATCCCCGACAGTCGGACAGGACTTTGTAGCCGCGGACAAGGGCTGGAAGAAACTCGCTAAGAAGAAGGGCAAATAATGGAAGACACCAAGAATGAAGACGGTCTCCTGAAGGACACCTACCCGAAGAAGAAGGGGTGGGGCCAACTGATTGGTGATGTCATCTCCTCCATGCATGAGCGGGGTGTCTTTGGCACAGAAGCTCGGGAGAAGGCAATCAACGAGGCAGCTGGTGAGCCATACGATGTCGAGAAGGCAACTGAGACACAGAAGAAGGCTATCGGTTTTGGTAAAGCGAAAGAGAAGGTAAAGTAAAATGGGATTTCTCAACGCCCTGCGTGGGCAACTGACACGACCAGCTCAGCCGGTTGCGGCTCCCGGAGAAAAGCCGATGGGCGGACTTCTCGGGCAAGCGGGCACTATGGCTCCTGCTGCTCCTCCGCAGAACCCCTCGATGGGTGTGCTTGGCGGGGCAATGGGTGCTAATCTCGCCCAACCTATAGCGAACACAAACGTAAGAACCCTCACCCCTCCGCCCACTACGGGGCCATTTGGTGGCAGAATGGGTTCTCCGCTCGGTGTATCAAATCCGATGCCGACTGGTGCCTCGAATCCGAGGCCGACTGGGTTTCTCGCACGGTTCAAAAGGCGATAATGACTGAAGCAGTACAGTGGGACGATACAGACATAGTCAAAGCACTTCGTACCAAAGCGGATGAGGATTTGTTCTTCTTCATCCGTGAAGTGTGTGAGTTCGGGTACAACCCCGACCCCAATGGCCCTCGTATAACCGAAGACCAGCACGAACTCTGTAACTTCCTGCAAGACCTCTATAATGGCAAGACCCAGAAGGACACGTCTACGTGGATTCATATGGTGCTTGCCCCACGCGACACCCTAAAGTCAACTGTACTTCAGGGTTTTGCTTTGTGGATTATCGTAAAGAACCCGGATGTCCGGATTCTATTCTACGGGGAAGTCCACGAGCAGGCTCAGAAGCGCGTGGCCGTTCTCAAAAGGATTATTCAGAATGGCGAAACTTTTCGTCGCTGCTACGGGGACTTGGATGGTGGTGCCAAAGGTCTCCCTTGGAATGAAACCCTCATGGTCACGGCTAATCGAAAAAACATGGCCGTCCGGGAAGCTACCATCGAAACTGCGGGCCTTGATGTCGTCGTAAACTCCAGACACTTTGACTGGATTTTCCCTGATGACTTGCACTCGGAACGTAACACGCGGACGCGAGACCAGATTGATAATGTGCAGGAAAAAGTGCAGTTGCTTGTCCCGCTTCTGACAAAGGGAGGCAACATTGTCTTTGCTGGCGTCTTCTGGAACGATAGTGACTTCCATACTAAGATTGTTGAGGAATATAATCCCAATCTGTTCCGAAGGGGCGTATACACTGACGAGACATTTAAGGTTTCAAGGTATCCGCATGCGTTGCCGATACCGGAACTCGTTAAGAAGCAAATGACAATGACGGGAGACCAGTTCTCCTGCCACTATTTGCTTGAGCCGGTAAGCAAGCAGAGCCAGAAGTTCAAGAAGGAATACTTTACGATTGTCCCGGACAAGAACTTTAACTCTGTCCGGACATTCCTGTTGATTGACCCAGCCGGTGACCCAACATCGGAGCAGAACGAGAAGCGAGACTCGGACTACTGGGGTATGGTTGTTGTGGGCGTAAACGGTGAGTTCGATTTACTTATCCGTGAGATGTACATGGAACGCACTGACCCGACAACCGCTATCGAAGTTGCAATCTCGCTGATTCTCAGATTCAATCCATACGTGATTGGAATCGAGCGCACGGGCCTTGGGAACATGCGCCATTACTTGCAGGAGGAGCTGAGAAAGCGCGGACGCTTCGCGGTTCTCGAAGACACCAAGCCTCAAGGGCGCTCTAAGTACTCGCGCGTCGTAGAACTTGAGCCTCTTGCGCGTAGGCGTAAGATATTCATTGCCGAGGAATCCCATTTCAGGGAAGACTTCTTCGACCAGATTACGAAGGTCACAAACGGTATCAAAGCCAAGCATGATGACCTCATTGACCCACTCGCGTACATTACGGACATGCTGAAGCTCTATGGCCTCGGCATGATTGACCCCGGTAGCGAGAACTTCGTTCCGGTGGAATATCGGTCACTCGACCCTGTTAGCAGAGAGTATTGGATGTCTCGGCGCAAAGACAAACAGCGCAAGGAGTCTCAGACATGGGTAAACGAATGGTCGAGCGAATAAGGAGATGGTTCATGGGATTGTTCACTTGTAAGGTTTGTGCTGCACACGAAGCTCGTATCGCTGATTTGAAGGAAGAGGTAGCACGACTTGTCCAAGAAAGAGAGAACGAGCGGGCAGAATACAAGCGGGCAGTGGATGCTCTCCTTGTCAAGACTGATAACAAAGCAATTGGCCAAGGCACATCCGACAATGCTTTCGACCCTACGAAACTCTTCAAGATGTTCGATGAAGAGGTAAAGGAAACTAACTAATGCAGGACGGAATCTTTGCATCTGCGGACACAAAGCTGGATACCCCTCCGGGGCCAACAGACGGAGAACTCATTTCCGATGAAGACGCACTCAAATTGGTTAATGATACCTATGCTGACTTTGACCACGGGCGTAAGCCCTTTGAGCGTCAGTGGTACAGAAATATTCTCTTTATGCTTGGTAACCAGTGGATTATTTGGGATACTCTGGAAAATAAATGGCGGAAGAAACGCCTTGCTGATTGGGTTCCTACTCCTGTTACTAATAAATTTGCTAGTGCTGGCCAGCGGCTCGTATCAGTAGTCAGCCGTATCGAGCCGAACTGGACTTATACTCCAGCTTCGGATTCTGCTGATGACATTGAAGCAAGTAAGATGTGCGACAAGGCAGAAGGTGTAATCTGCGAAGAGAACAAGATTGAGTGGATTCGCCAATCAGTAGCCCCGTGGATTGTCTACACGGGGAATGTCTATCTCCTGTCAGGTGTTGAGCCTATCTACGCAGATGAGCCTGACCTTGGCATGATGGGGATGGAGCAACCGGGTGAAATACCCATGGGTGAGGGAGTTGAAGGGAATCAGCCGCTAGGGATGTCTCCGCCAGAGATGCCGCCTATGCTGCCCCAGCCGCCTCAGCCGTCGGACTACAAGTTATACACTGATGTCCTAGCCCCATTCGAGGTTTATAAAGACCAAACCATTGAGAACTTCGACCATCAAACCAAAATCCTCATCGTCAACCGACGTTCGAGGGACTATGTTCGGCGTGTGTGGGACGTGGATATTGACGAGCTGGATGTTGCTCCAAATATTCATTATCAGGAAAGCATTGGATACGTTACGAGTGCTCCGGAGATTACTGGTTTTCTGGCTAGTCTCAGTCGCATCAAGCGCGTCACGGTCAAGCGACTCTTTTACAAGCCGGATGATAAATACAAAAAGGGTCTCTACATCGTTGTCGCTGGTTCTAAAGTCCTTGAAAAAAAGGAGCTTCCCCTCGACAGCAAAGGGGACGGATTCATCCCAGTAGCACACATGAAGTTTGACAACATCCCCGGAGCCAGCAATGGTAGAACTCCGATGGATGATGTGGTTCAGAAGCAGATTCAGCGCAACAAAATCGAATCGCTTATTGAACTGATTGCTTTGCGTATGGCATCCCCTGTTTGGCTTATGCCCGAGGGCACGGTAATGCGCAACTTTTCAGGTGCGCCCGGAGCAATCATCAATTATAGTTTGGTGGGCGATAAGGCTACACGCCCCGACAGGATTCCCGGTGAGCAGATTCCGACGTCCATTGTTCAGTTCCTCGCTTCGATTGACAAGGACATTGAGGACTTGGTCTCTACCTTTGAAGCTCTCAAGGGACAATCTCCGTACTCGGGGGCTCCCGGCGTTGTGATTGAGCAGCTGATTGAGCAAGGTCTCACACGCTTTGGGCCGTCCCTTCGGAATATTGCTGAGGGTTATCGTCAGTGGATGAAGCATCAGTTGGAACTCTTCCGCATCTACGGTGTGGCAGAGCGGACAATCATGAAACAGGGCGAAGGCTCTACGTGGGTTGCCGATAAATTCAAGGGAGCAGACATTGTTGGAGCGGTTGATGTTCGCGTTGAATCAGATAGCACTATCCCTCGTTCTTCCCAAGTCGAAGTGGCTAAGATACTTGAGGCTATTAACGCTGGGCTGGTAGACGTTGCCAACCCGACGGTTCGGCAGAAGGTTCTGCAGAAACTCAAGATTCAAGACCTGCAGGATGATGTTGAGGGCGACATTCTCGCTGCGGTGAAAGAGAACGAAGTGATGGCGCAGGGGCAGCCTGCGGAGGTTACTCCATTCCTTGACAATCACGCGATGCACATTTACAAGCACAAACAGTTTGCTAATAGTGACCAAGGTGCGCCCTTCAAACAGTTGCTCATGCAGCATGTGACGCAGCACAACATGATTATGGATGCAGAAATGAATCCCGGAATGGGGATGCCCGGTGGCGCACCGGCCCCCGCTCCCGGTGGAGCAAGCGTTAGCAAAGGTGGCGCAGAGACCATGGCCCCGCAAGGGCAAGCCGGTGGCCCTGAGCTACCACAAGGTACTGTATAGCAGGCACGAGTAGCCAGCAGTTTTAGGAGCCGACATCCTCAAGGTCGCATTTACTCGCGTTTCATCTCACGTTACGGGATGCTATAGCGTCGCCAGCTTAAGGGCGGAAGGAGTAGTATGAGTGAATTTGATGGTGTTGTAGAAGAGGGAGTAGGTGGAGTAGAAGGCGAAGGTGTAGAGCAGAAGCAACCCGCCAGTCCGTTGGAGCCGGGAGGTGCCCGGTTCGAGCAGGTCTACGGGAAGATGAAGGAGTACGAGAGAGCGGTACAGCAGTTCAAGGAACTCGGAGACCCGAGCGGCGTCAAGCAACAGCTTGATAAGCTCAAGCAGTACGAGAAAGCCATTGAAGATTATCGCAAGCAAGCGTCTATGACCCCGGATGAGAAGTCCATGGCCGAACGACAGCTTGCCATCCAGAAGGAACTCTATAAGGTTATGCCCAGCCTTAAGAATCTGGACAGGCTCGAACAACTCGAAGCCAAGCTCGCCGAATACGAAGGCAAAGCCACAGAGTCCCAGACTACAGCAACCTTGGAGAAGATGTCTGCTAAGTTCTCCGACACCCTGAAAGCAGCGAAGATTGACACCAAGTATCAGGGCAAAATTGAGGATTACATCGTCTCGCAGATGAACCAACAGGAGCTTCAGGAATTTGTGAAGGGCAATTTCGCAATCGCTGAACGCATTTTTACTAACGAACTAAAAGACGGGGTGCTGGCCAATCTCAGACGTAACCCGAGCCTTCCTACCCCGCCCGTGCGTAATACGCCCGGCGGAACGCCTCCCAAGGGTCAAGAGAAAGTAAAGACCATGAAGGAAGCGGAAGAAGAAGCGTGGGCACGTCTCACCGGCGACAGTTAGCCCCTACCTTACCTAGCCATCCCCTGTAGAAGCAGGGTGACCGAAGTAAGTGTATTGGAGACCCTCAGATGGGTGAGACTTTAACCAACCTTGATGGCGTCCTGAAGGATGTCTATCAGAACGTAGTGACCGAACAAATCGCAATGTTTAGCCCCATTGCCGACAAGTTCGAGGAAGTAACCGAGTTCGAGTTCGATGGTCGTCAGGCCCGTGAAGCCGCGATTATGAGCCTGAACGAAGGTGTGGGTGCTGTTGCTGAAGGCGGAACGCTGCCTACTCCGGGCAATTTTGACCCGCAACAGTTCTACATCAAGATGAAGTACGTCTATGGAACCTTCCAGATGACGAAGCAGATGATGGAGTCTGCGAAGACGAGCAAGGGTGCGTTCAAGAATGCGATGAGCTATTCGATGGACAGCCTCGTGCGTAACCTCAAGAGGGAACGTGCTCGTATGATTTGGGGCGACGGCCTTGGTATTCTGGCTCTGGTCAACATGACCACGACCCAGACCACGACCATCGTTGTGGATGCGCCGGGTAACGTGGCTGGTGCCACTGGCGGTGCACGCTTCATCCGTAAGGGACAGAACCTCGCTATCGTCAATTCTGACGGTTCGACCTTTGGTACTGACCTCGGCCTCGTGACTGCTGTTGCGGCTGCTGGTACGAGCTTTGACTCGACCACGGCGAACGCGGCTACCTCGCAGAACAACTTCTTTGTTGTTCGTGGCGTGCCGGGTGCAACCACGGTTGCCCAGACCTCTTACGACAAGGAGCCGATTGGCCTCAAGGCTCTCATCGGCAATGCGTCTGACCTCGTGACTCTCTCGGGTCTTTCGCGGAACACCTATCCGCAGCTGAACGCTCGCGTCCAGTCCTCGGTTGGTGCTCTCTCTCTCGATGCCATCCAGCTGAACTTCGACATTGCCGACCAACTCGGTGATGCTGAGATTGATACGCTGGCTTGCCATCATTCAGTACGTCGGGCGTATCTTGCCCTTCTGGAAGCTGACCGTCGGTACACTGGCGGCGACCTCAAGAAGCCGGATGGCGGTACTGTTGCTGCGAAGAAGCGGTCTTCCAAGGCGTATGTCACCTTTGGTGATGTGCCCATCGTGGAAGACAAGTATGCCCCGTATGGCTCTCTGTACGGTATTGATTCCCGGTACATGAAGAAGTATGTGCAAATCAAGGGCGAGTGGGCCAATGAGTCTGGTGCGATTCTGCGTCAGGTCACTGGTCAGGATACGTGGAATGCGTTCTACCGTATCTTCGAGCAGTATCATTGCTCGCGTCCTAACACCTGCTTCCGTATGGACGGCATCACTGCCAACACGGTCTACGTGGCCAGCTACTAATCTAGGTGGGGGGCTTCGGCCCCCCTTCTTTTCAAGGAGCAGGCATGGAAGTCTATGATGACATTGTAACTGTTAAGACTCGAACTGGAACGGAGGAGGAGTTTAGATACGACGGAAAGGTTGTAACCATCAATGCGAAGAAAGGTGTGAAAGTTCCTCGCTACATGGCTGAACTCGCAGTGAATGAGAACGCAATCCGGTGGGATTCGATGACAGGCGGTGTGGTCGAGGCGAAGGTATACATCGAGGATGATATTGATGGCCCGCACGCTTTGCCCAGTGAGCCGCTGACGCAGCAAGTCATTGCAGAAGTAAAGAATACTGACGGACTTGGTGATGACTCAATCATCATCGAGGGCAAGATTGTCAAGAAGAAGGCAATCAACCTCAAACCGACGAGGGCACAACTCAATGACGCCGACTAGATTCCGTGAGGAGTTGAAACGGTTCGACAGGTCACTTGACTTCGAGTGGAATGGTAAGAAGCAGGAGTGGCAAGTAGTAGGAACTGACAGGAAGAAGAATCGCTACATTATCAAGCGGTTCCCGCTCGGGAAGATTGGAACCATTGGTCTGCACACGATTCAGGAGTTGTACGAAGTCAGTCCGATGCACCAAGGCGGGGCCAAGCAACTGAACGCCCGCATTGACCGCATCATTGAAGAAGAAGAGAAGGAAGAAGAGAAGAATCAAGCGAACGCTATTCAGGAGAGACTGGAAGACGCTTGGATGCACTATCAGTACAAAGATGGAAAAAGGATTTCATTCCACCAACCAGATGGCCAAGTGGAGGTAGTAACGGTCACAGACCGTAGACGAGTTCACGATACTCCGTGAGCTAAGGAGAGGGATAATGATTCGTTCTAGGATTATCAATTTGCAACTTGGCGCAATTGTCGCCGATGAGTCAGGCGTTACGAAGGCTGTAGCTATCATGCCCAAGACTGGCAAGATTAAGTCCATCAAGGGCTGGACGCTTGCGAAGACCGGCTCCAATGCGCTTCAGGTTGGTGTGTACAAGAGCGGTGCGGCAGCTTCGACTGCGGCTGCCTCCACCACGCTGGCTCATTCGGCAGTTCTTGACCTGACTAGCGATGCGCTCATTTCGGCCACCATGAATACGGATGGCACGCAGAACTTCATCGAGGGCGAGGCTCTCTATGTAAAGGTTACGTCGGGTGCGACGACTTCCTGCACGATGATGAACGTCCAGATTGAAGTGGACTACTAAGGAGAAACGATGGCTAACGGCGATATTATCTTGATGGACTACAACCGCCACGCATGGAAACTCCTTGATGCGCAAAGCGCAACGGCTGACGGACAGTGGGTAGAAGTGCCTGCTACGTTCAACATCCGCTCATTCATTGCAACCACACTGGAAGAGGGAGCATCGGATGCGACGGTAGACATTTGCGTATCTAACGACGTCACCATCCCGGCGAACAACACGCACGGCGTAACAACGCAGACGCTCAATACCACCACACAAGGTGCGACCAAGATTGAAGCGTACCGGTGGGTGAAGGCAAAGAAAACCGCAGGTACAACTCCGGTTGCTACCACGGTCATTCTTGAAGCAGCGAGGCAGGGATAACACATGAGCCATACTGCGGACTATGTAAATAGCGAACCAAAGATGCTGGAATCTGAGAAGAAGGCTTTGATGGCTGACATCGAGGCTCTTCGGAAGCAGAGGAAGGATGAGAAGCGGTTCCTTGATGTTGATAAGGAACTGGAGACGCTCGCTCGGGTGAAGGCAGAGATTCTGGCTGCTACGATGGCGGGAAAGAAGGAAGCGGAGGCAATCAAGGCGGAGGCGGAGAAGTTTTCCGCCGCTGTCATGGAGAAGGTCAAAGCGAAGATAGCTGAGACTGAAAATGTTGTCGCCGCGGAGTGGAAGAAGCTGGAAGTTGCTCAGGACAGTCTGAAGGCAGAATGGGAGAAGGTTTTCAAGAAGGCAGACGAGGCAGCACTGGCCCAGAAGACGGCAGATGATGCGATGGAGGCTGCTAAAGTGCGAGAAATGGTACTGGAAGCAGTTCTGAAGGCGCACAAGGAAAATCTCGACAATGTCTAGGACTGAAGAAGTAAAAGTTGCAGTAGCGGATGGGGTTGACCCATCTGTTAGAGCAACAGTAGATGCCTCAAAGCGGTTACTGGTATCGGCCTCCGGGAATACAACTCCCGGAGACCTTACTGGTAACCCAGTTTACGCCGTGGATGCCGCATCCTATCTGATGGCGTGGGATGATACTAATGAGAAGTGGGTTCGGGTGCAGATTGACCCGCTCTCCCACAATCTCGTAGCTATCCGTCACTCCCACCATGAGGTACACGAGGGCAACTCGTACATCGCTACAATGGTCGCTGCCCTCGCGGGCGGGCAAGTCATGTATTGCCAGATGACTACACCAGCTTCGCCCCTTATACACGGGTTGATGGTTTGTGGTTCTGACGGTAATGGCGTTACGATTGACGTTTTTGAAGCCCCCACGAATACGAGCGGGGGTACACCTGTTCCCATCTATAACCGCAATAGAACAAGCATAAAAACAACTGGGGCTACTTTCGTTCACACCCCCACAGTCGTAGACACCGGCACGACACTTATTCGCTCAACGCACATAGGCAGTAAAAATACTACTGCGTCCCCAGACAGGTCACTGGAAGAACTTATCTTAAAACCCAGTACAAAGTATTTGATTCGACTTACGGTGGACGCAGCAACAAGTACTATTTTCTCCGGCGAGTTCAATTGGTATGAGGAGTAAGAATGAATAGGTCTGAAATTCGAACAGCCGTCCGTAGTTTTCTCAACGAAGATATTGCCGGTTTCTGGACTGACGCGCAGTTGAATACGTACATCAATCTTGCCAATGACCGACTGAACTCTATTATCTCCGCTACCCGAGAAGACTATTTTACCATATCCGCTACGTTCAGCACTGTGGCGAACACCAAATCCTACTCCTTCCCCACGGACTGCAGATTCATCCGACGGATGGAGATATTCGACGCTGCCGACCCGAGCTACATCATCAAACTTGATGAGATGCGCTGGCCGCGTATCGAAGCGAATGGCGACTGGCTGTTCCCCAATGCTCCGGCACAGCCGAAGCGGTACATCACTCGGGGCAACCAGTTTGATGTCTACCCTACACCTGATACGGCCTATTCTATCCGCATCTATTATGATAGCCGTCCGGTGTCGCTGGATAGCGACGCGAACATTCCCACAGCCCCCTCTGACTTTCATGACATGATTGTCTACTGGGCGTGCATGCTGGCGAAGAAGCAGAACGAGGAAGATGACGCGGGTTATGCCGAACTCTTCAATGCTCGTAAGGCAGAACTGATTCAAACACTTATCAATCGTGGTGGTGAAGACCCCACGACAGTTGAAGCATACTTGGAGGGTATAATCTAATGGCTGTCACCTATTCTACTGCTGTAAAGACCGCGCGCATGACTGCGGTACGTGACCAAATTGATGGTGGTGCTGGGGCTGGTATCCTCAAGATTTACACCACGGGTCTTGGTACTCTGCTGGCGCAGATTGCTCTTGCTGACCCCTGTGGGACGGTAGCAAGTGGAGTTCTCACCTTCTCTGGCCTTCCGAAGTCAGATACTTCGGCTGATGGCACAGGTACGGCTGCAGAAGCCACCATCACAGATTCCACGGGAACTGTGTGCATTTCTGGCCTCACAGTTGGCACATCCGGCACTGACATTATCATTGACAATACTTCGATTATTACTGGCCAGACCGTGAACCTCATCGCAACCTCGACCATCACGCACGCATAAGGAATCTGAATGGCAACTCAAAGCAGAGTTCCTACTGGTGATATTTCGTACTCTGGCTCGTGGGATAAGACCACCAATATGTGGTCTTATGTTGACGAGACAGCAGCAGGAAATGATGGTGACACAACCTATATACAGGAAACAGCCGGGGGAAGTGCGACGTACTGGGCATCGTTTTCGGCTTTTACTGTACCAGCTGGGGCTACAATTACCAGTGTTGCTTTCACAATTGTTGCTCGTAAACTAACCGATACAGACACGCGCTCAATTTCTACGCGTATACGGGTAGGTAGCACGCAGTATCAGGGCACAATCCACATTGAAACCACGTCTTACCAGTCGTTCACACACACTTGGACAACTAACCCGGCAACCTCAGCGGCATGGACGGTGGCTGATGTAAATGGAACAGGCGCAAACCCGCTTAATGGGATGGGTTGTTCACATAATGCAACTGCGGACTTGTCGCGTATCACAGCGTATGAGTTGGTTGTCACCTATTCCCCAGCACCTAGTGCCTATATCTCGGCAACTGATTCAGCAACAGCA